CCTGCCATTGCCAGATGAGCAAGTCCGCGTGTCGAGTTTTCTGGAAGAGCCACGCGAACGGGCAGAGCCGGGCGTGCAGGGCTTTGCGCGTCAGATGGCACCTAGCGGCGCTGGCAAGCCGTCGCAGCTTAACGACAGCATCCCATTCGCGCCGGAGTGGCGCTGATGGTTGAAGTGGCTGAGGGCTTAGCTATTTTTGTCGCGTTTTTTTTCATCGGCTTTTTGTTGCTGCAAGTCCCTCGATAACTCATGCGCCGCGTCATCGTCATCACCAACGGCAAGGAAAGTCACATCATGGCTCAGGCTGGCAGGAAACGGAAAACAGATGTCGAGCGCTATCCTGGTGGCCGCATTGCCAAGGCTGACAGGGGCGATAGAGGCGAGACGGTGGAGCAAATCAAATCCACCGTCATAGCCCAGCGTGTGAAGATGTGGGGCGCGACAATCGAGAACGCATCAGACCAGCACTGGACCTGCCCGCTTGGTCAGTGGCGGATGCAAGCCAAGCAGGCCCGTGATGACAGCCAAGGGCTATCGGCTGTCCAGTATGAGGCCATCAAGCGCTACGTGACGGTTCGGCACCTTAACCGCGTTGCGCAGGGCTACGGCACCGAACACCCGAAAAGCATCTCGGGTGAAATGGTAAGCGGCTCCGGTGGCATCGGCTTTGAGTATGACGATGATGAGGTGTTCAGGCGAATGAGGGAATACAACGGCGCTCGGTCTGCCCTGCTGGAATACGCGGGCAGGGGCGTCGAATATGTGCGCGTTGTCGAGGGGCTGGCACGGGATGAAACGCAACATCCGCACAAGCTGGGAACAGCGCGCGAGGCTGCTAACATCCTTGTGAGATACTTCGGCATGTGACTTGCGTTAAAGCGCGAATAAGGATAAGGGCATTAATGCAGGGTGCGGTTTTGTGCCTTAGCGTGTCAGCAATCCTTAGTCGGGGTTTTGACAACAGCCCGGTTCGGCGTCCTACCGCCACGGGCAACACAAGCCGGGTGGATTGCCTAGATGGCAACGCCCGGCTTGATTGTTTCAGCCCGCAAGGGCAACAAATTACCCACCTGTCGCTTGCGGCAGGCTCTAGGCGAAAGCCTAGCTTATTCGCCCGATGGGGCAACGAGGCAGGCGGGTTCGATTCCCGCACGCTGGCCGTGATTTGGTGAATTCTGGTTCGAGTCCAGAGGCCCGCAAGGGTCGCAGACCGGGGGTGGTCCGGTGGCCTGACAGTCGGGAAAGACCGGCAGCTTATTCCAGCCCCGCACGGTTCACGCCATGCGTGGCTTGATTGTTTCAGCCCTTCGGTTTCCGCCCGCGCTTCCTAGCAGGCTCCACACCGATAGCGGCTTGCATTCGTGCCATTAGTTCAGCGGCAGCATTCGCAGCGCCACGGCGTTCGGCGGCTTCTATCTCGGCTGCCAGTGCAGTGCGCAACTGTTCAAGGGCTTTATCAACGGCGTTCATTCATCACCTCCAAAGGGCGATGACACAAGCACACACAAGCGAAAGTGACAAGCCATGAAGCCCTGCCCCGGTTGCCCCAACCCCAAAGCCTGCGCCAAGGCTGGCAAGTGCATGAAGCCAAAGGCCAAGCCAGCGATGAAGCCCAAGAAGGGCTATTGAGGCTGACATGCAACTGCGCCCGTATGATCTGGATGCCCTAACTCGCGCTGTATGTGCACACATGGTTCGCAAGGGCATCGCCGTCGTTATGGTTGACGAGGGAATAATTCAAACGCCTGACGACCGCGTTATCCAGATTGCCCAAGCCGACGTTGATCGCAAGGTTCCGCCTGACGTATTAGCCGATCTGTTCGCTGCGTGCCTTGCGCCTCGGGACGGCGTAGGTGTTCGTTGGCATTAGGTGTGACATGACCGACGAGCCGTCTGAAAACAGGAAATCACAGTTCGAGAAAGAACGGTTCGTCCAGATCATCGCTGACGGTGGAACGTGGGCGAGTGCATCCGCCTGGTTGGGTATATCGTCGTTCACGTTTAGCAAGTGGTTGCGTGAAGATGACGACCTCGCAAAGCAATACGCGCACGCGCGAGAGGCTCAGGGCGACATCTACGCCGACCGCGTGGTTGACACCGCAATGGACCCAACGATTGACCCGGCTGTTGCGCGCGTTCGGATTGATGCTCTCAAGTGGGCAGCCGGAAAGCGTAAGCCAAAGGTTTACGGCGACAAGGTGACGACTGAGCACAGCGGGCCGGGTGGTGGCGACATCATCATCCGCGCAACTATCGGCGGCACAATTGCCAACAACGACGGTTGAACTCAAGTTCGTCGCGCGTGACCAATTCCTGCCCTATCTGAACCGCGATAAGCGCTGGTCATGTGTCGTTGCCCATCGAAGGGCTGGCAAGACTGTCGCTTGCATCATGGATCTGATCGTCAAGGCGATTGCTCACAAGGGCAGGGAGCCTCGGTTCGCCTACATCGCGCCGACTTACACCCAAGCCAAGGACGTGGCCTGGTCCTATCTGAAGGAATACACGGCCAGCATTCCCGGCATTGAAAAGTCGGAGACTGAACTGAGCGTGACGTTTCCGCACAATGGCGCACGCATCAGGCTCTACGGTGCCGACAATTACGACCGGCTGCGTGGTCTGTATCTGGACGGCGCTATCATCGACGAAGCTGGCGACATCGACCCGCGTGCGTGGTCTGAGGTTATCAGGCCGGCATTGTCTGACCGTAAGGGCTGGGCAACATTCATCGGCACGCCAAAGGGCAGGAATGAGTTTTACGCCATCCATGAGCAGGCCGAGAAGTCTGACGATTGGTTCAGCGCTAAGCTGAAGGCAAGCCAGACGAACATCATCAACCACGACGAGTTGATGGATGCTCAACGGTCGATGACGATTGAGGCTTATCAGCAAGAATATGAATGCAGCTTCGAGGCGGCAACCCGTGGCGCATTCTACGCCAAGGACATTTCACAAGCTGAGAACGATGGCCGCATCGGGCGCGTGCCTTACGATAAAGCGGCTGACGTGTTCGCTGCATGGGATCTGGGCCTAGCTGACCATACTGCCATCTGGATCGGGCAGGTTGTCGGCAAGGAGTGGCACTGGATCGGCTATTACGAAAACACCGGGCAAGCGCTCGACCACTACGCCGACTGGATCAAGGCGCTACCGTATGCGGTGCATCTGAACCTGTTGCCGCACGATGCCGAAGCGCGTGAACTACAGACTGGCAAGAGCCGGCTGTCGTATCTTGAGGGACGCGGGCTTGTCTGCCGTGTGGTGCCTCGTGCGCCGGTTGAGGATGGCATCAACGCTATTCGGATGCGCTTTAACCGCATGTGGTTCGATAAGGACAAGTGCGAACGCGGCATTGATTGCCTGCGAATGTATCGCGCCGAATACGATGACAAGAACCAGGTGCTCAAGACGCGCCCGCTGCATGATTGGGCCTCACATGGGGCTGATGCAATGCGAACGGGCGTGATGGGCTTTGACGAAGAGCCAGCCTCCAAGGCTTGGAAATTCACGGCACGGAAGGTGATTTAACCCATGGCTGAAAAGGACATTCCCAGCCGTGTGCGTGCGCTCGTGCGTGATTGCGAGGATTACCGGGACGAGCGGTCACAGGACCGGCTCAAGGCAATGGCGTTCTATGATGGCGACCCAGAAGCGGTCCCATTCCAGAAGAACCGTTCGTCTGTTGTCACCCGTGACCTGCGCGCTGCAATCAAGAAGGTATTGCCTGCCATCACGCGGGTTATCCTCGGCGGCGATAAAGTCGTTGAGTACCAGCCGGTTGGCCAGAACGACGAACAGACAGCCCAGCAGGCCAGCGATTACGTCAACCTGGTTATCATGGACGAATGCGGCGTTCGTCAGGCCATTCATGACGCGGTGATGGATGCGCTGAAGCTGCGCAACGGCATCCTGCACTGGTACGTTGACACCAAGATTGAGATTAAGACGAGCGAGCACAGCGGCCTTGACGAAATGGCCTTTGCCCAGCTTGTCGAGCCTGATGACGTTGAGGTGCTGGAACACAGCGCACGGCAAGAGATGATTGACGGGCCGCAAGGCCAAGTGCCGATTACGGTTCACGATGTCAAAATCCGCCGCAAGTCCACCAAGAAGAACATTCGCGTTGCCGCTCGCCCGCCTGAAGAGTTCCTGATCCACTCCGACGCAGTGACGCTTGAAGATAGCCCCATCGTCGGCGTCAAGACCAAGATGCGCCGCACTGATCTGGTCGCAATGGGCTACGATGCAAAGCGCATCCGTGAACTGCCTATTTCCGAAGGCGATGAAAGCGCGGAGGAGTTCGAACGGCTTGAACGGCGCGATGTCATCGAAGGCCGCGACGGTGACGACCTGCACTGGACCACGCAGGAGATCGACTACTACGAACTGTATGTTCGGATTGATCAGGATGATGACGGCATCGCTGAACTGCGGCGCATTGTCTATGCCGGTTCAATTTCAGCCGAGAACGAACTTGAAAACGACGAATGCGACGAGGTGCCATTCGCGTCGATTGTCTGCGAACGCCAGCCCCATCAATGGGAAGGCGTGGCAATCTCGGATGACCTGATCGAGCTTCAGCGCATCAAGACGGTACTGCTACGGAACACGCTTGATAACCTTTACTGGCAGAACAACCTACAGCCGGCCATTCAAGAGGGCGCGGTATCCAACCCCGAGGCGGTGCTTAATCCAGAGTTCGGCCTGCCCATCCGCATCAAGCAGGGCTTCAATGTCCGTGATGCGGTTCAGTATCAGATTGTCCCATTCGTCGCGAAAGAAAGCTTCTCGATGCTGGAATATCTGGACGCCGAAGCGGCTGACAGAACCGGCATCAATGACGCATCGAATGGCCTTGCGCCAGATGCTTTGCAGAACATGACGGCTAAAGCCTCTGCGATGATCGAGCAGGGCGGTGTGGCCCAAACCGAAATGATGGTTCGCACGATCGCGGACGGTCTCAGGGCCATGTTTCAGGGGCTTCTAAGGCTGGTCATTCGCCACCAGGATAAGCCCCGCACGGTCAAGCTGCGTGGCGAGTGGGTGGAGTTCGACCCGCGTCACTGGAACGCTGAAATGGACGCCTCGATCAATGTCGGTCTGGGTGCCGGCACTCGCGAACGTGACATGATGATGATGCAGATGATTATCGGGCTTCAGGAGCGGATTGTTGCCGCGCTTGGCCCTGACAATCCATTCGTCAAGCCTGAGAACGTCTATAACTCATTTGAAGAGCTTGTCCGCGCGGCTGGCATCAAGACGCCTGACCGGTTCGTGACTAATCCGGACCCGCAAGAAATTGCGCAACGTCTGGAAATGGCCCGCAACAAGCCAGACCCTGAGATGATTAAAGCCAACGCGGCGATGCAGGTTGAGCAGATGAAGGCTCAAATCGCAATGCAGGTGAAACAGGCCGACATGGAAGTGCAGACGAACAAGGAACGCGCCCAGATGGAGGCTGACCTTCGCGTGAAGGCGGCTGAAATGGAAAAGGACGCCATCGCACGCCGTGAGCAACTTGAAGCTGATGCCATCAAGGAAGAGCAAAAGGCCAATCTCAAGCGCGAAGAGATGGCGCAGGCCCGTGAGCTTAAATTACTTGAACTCGCACAGCAGCGTGAACTTGCAGTGATGTCGAGCGGTGTCGAACAGGCCGAAAGTGGCGTGCAACAGGTCATCGAAGCAATCCAGATGCTGACGAGCCAAATTGAGGGCATCGGCGCACGCGATAGCGCACCCCGTCGCATTGTCCGTGACCCGGTGACTGGCGACATCGTGGGCGTTGAGGTTGACGGCGGTTCCGCAAGGCGTGTCGTGCGTGATCCTGCATCGGGTGACATCATCGGCGTGGAGACGATTCAGTGACCGTCTCACTCAAGCATGGGTTCAACAGCGCAATATCGGACGACCCGGCATCGGTAACGGCTGGTCATGTCCTGCCAAGCCACTGGAATGCCGAACACACCCTGACGGCGGCTGCGAATAGCGTTGTCGCCCGTGCGGCGGCGACTGGTGGCGCGGTGACGGATGTAGCTCTGTCTGCCAGCCAACTGCTAGGACGTGGCGCTACGGGCGACGTGGCTGCGATTACGCTCGGCACGAACCTGAGCATGAGCGGCGCGACGTTGAGCGTGCCAATCCCGTCCAACTTTGCGGGCAGCGTTTATCCGTCGGGGCTGTCGTCACCGGCAACTCAACTGCTGTTCAGTGACTTTCTGCTGAACAGATTTACGAACGAAAACAGAGAAGTTGGCTTCGGGCAAACTGCGTTTGATGGTGGCGTAGCAAGCTTTTCGTCAGGTTCCAACATAGGCATTTTTGAATGTTCGACCGGCACGACCAACAATGCAACAGCGGGCATGGTCTGCGAAACTAAATGGTCACCAGTCGCAAGCGGAACAATCAAATACAAGGCCCGTGTGCAATGGCCTGACGCCCTGCCAAATGGCACTGAGACATACTCAACCTTCTTCGGTCACTGCGCCACCTACGGCGTCCCGACAAGCCAGATGGCCGGTTTCGTGCTGCGGTGGACAGGTTCGGCGGTCGCATTCGAGGCGGTCACGCGAGCGGCAGGAACGCAGGATACAACGACCCTGACGACGCCAACCGCCGCAACGTGGGTTGTGCTGGAAATTGTCATCAACGGCACGACTGATGCGAAATATTACGTCGATGGCACGTTGGTCGCGACGCACACCAACCTGCCGACAGGCACCAATCAAAACCCGTTCACCATAGTCAAAAGCGCTGGAACAACAGCGCGGCGCTATTGGGCGGATTGGGCCGCAATTGAGGTTACGCGCCCATGACGTATCAAGAGCGAATTCTGGACGCTGCCGGCAATGTTCTCGAAATCCGCCAGCGCGTCGAACAGCCAAAGCCGCCTGATCCTGTCCCTGAGCGCGTCACAGAAACCCAATTCATGCGCGCCGCTGTCAAGGTCGGCATCGTCACTGCTGCCGAAGCCAAAGCCTATCTGGCGCGCGGTGTCATTCCGGCATTTGTGGAAACGGCAGTCGCTCAAATCCCAGCCAACGTGCGCACGGATGCAGAATTGAAAATCATCGGTTCCGACACGTTCCACCGGACTGATCCCGTATTTGCAATGCTTATCGCGGGTGGAGCCGCGACATCTGAACAGGTGGATGACCTGTTTCGTCTCGCCGCAACCCTCGACTAACAACAGGAGACCAACGTGTCAGCCTCAAATGCCTTTGAAACCAGCATCCTTCAGCACATTTTCCAGAATGCCGACATTGCCAACGTAGGTGATGCGACCGGCCTGCGTGGCTCGACTACGGCAGGTTCGCTGCATGTGTCACTGCACACGGCAGATCCTGGCGAAGCCGGCGCACAGAACACGTCCGAGGTTTCCTACACCGGATACGCTCGGCAGGCTGTTGCCCGCTCCGGCTCCGGCTGGACGGTGTCTGGAAACAACGCATCCAACGCGGCGGCGGTTGTGTTCGGCCCTTGCACGGCTGGCTCGGCGACGATTACCCATTTCGGCATCGGCACGGCATCTTCGGGCGCTGGCAACCTGCTGTTCAAGGGCGCGTTGACTGCCTCGATCAGCGTTACCACGTCCTCGAATGCCACGCAGACTTTCGCCATCGGCGTGCTTGATGTGGACTGCGACTGATGGCTGACAATGTAACAGCGCTGGCCAACACAGGCACCGGCACGGACGTATTCGCGACCGACGACATCGGCGGCGTCAATTACCCGCGCACGAAAGTCGGTTTCGGTGTTGACGGCTCCTATGAGGACGCCAGCGCCACGAACCCGCTGCCTGTTCAGGCGTATGGCGAACTGGTCGAAGCCATTGAGGCCATGCGCTTCGCGATTGCATCGCTGACCAAGACCATCGGTTATGCGCTGCCGAACGCATCTGGTTTCCCCATTATGGAAGCGCGCCAAGCGACTGCTGGCAACCTGCAAGTGACTGTCGGCAGCATCGCGGGCGGGCAGACGATTGCGACGGTTTCCACGGTTTCGACGCTCACGAACCAAAGCCAGATCGGCGGCTTTTCAGCTAACGACCAAATTCCAGCCTTCATGCACCTTCAGGCGGATAACCTTCGCCGCAACATCTCGGTGACATAATGCCAACAACCAACGGAAACCGCAAAATTCTCGACGTAAAGCGTTGGGAGTTCATGGCCCCTGCACCCAACAGCACGCAGGCTGGCTCGTTCATTGTGTCATCGCGGCACTTCCGGCAGCAACAGATGTTCGTGCGGTCGAACTCGGAAGCAATCATGTATAACCCGGCTGAAGATGGCTGGGTGAACCTTCCTGCCGTTGGCCTTGCTGGAACATTCGGCGCGGGTGCAAGCGGGACTGCGGGCGCGTGGTCAACCGGCTCGACCGTTGGCGCGGGTTCGCTGACAGCGACGGCAGGCACGACCTCGACCATCACGACCAACCAGAATTTTCAGCGCGACCTTCGCGGATACAAGGTGCATATCCTGTCCGGACCGAACAACGGCTTGGTTCTGGATATTGTCAGAAACACCACAGGCGCAAGCTCGGTCATCACGGTTGCCACGCAAGGCACTGCCTTCAGCGCCTCGACGGTCTATCGCCTGCTCACCCCGCGCTATTATATCGTTGGCGCAGGCACGCTCGCGGCGGCTTCGTTCCGCGTCTATGACTACGCTACGAACACTTGGACAACGCTCTCTCAGACCGGCCTGCCCGCATCGCTGGCGACTGACGGCAAGCTTATCGCCACCCCGTCCATCGTTGACGGCGACTTCAAGACGTTCGCGACTGGCACGGCGACATCTGGAACCTCCACAACCATCGTCCAGACAGGCAAGACGTGGACCGCATCATCGTGGATTAACAGCCAGGTTCGTATCACGGGCGGCACGGGCGCGGGCCAAATCCGCACCATCACGGCAAACACGGCTGACACGCTGACCGTCGCGACTTGGACAACCACGCCGGACTCAACATCAACCTATGTCATCGAGGGGAACGACAACTTCCTCTATTACATGGGCAACAACGCGGTCACGATGTATCGCTACGACATCACGGCGAACACATGGTCAACACTCTCGCCGGGTGTTGCTCGCGGCGGTGCGCCGACAACCGGCATGTCGGGGCATTGGGTTCACTCGGCAACCGAGACGGACTGGACCAACGAAAGCGCAATCCAGAACGGGCGCTTCCTTTACTCTTTCCGTGGCGCGGCAGGTGCGCTGCTGGACCGTTACGACATTGCGGCGAACTCATGGGCGGCAGTCACGTATTCGCCCGCAGCAGATACGTTCACGACCGGCACCAAGTATGCGCTGCACGGCGGCACGATTTACGTTCAGAAGGAAGCAACGGGCCGCTGGTTTGCGTTCGACATCGCGCGGGCTGAGATGTTCCCATGGAGCACCATGCTTTACCCGCAAGGCGCGGCCATCTTGGGCGATACGGCGTTTGATGTGCTCTACAAGGACGGATCAACCGAGATTTACTACGTCTACATTCTGCTCAACACCTCCAACGTCCTCTTGCGGCAAATGGTGATCTGATGACCATTGACCAGATCATCGAAATGCTTGAGCGACGTGTCGCCTATCTGAGCCAGTTGCGTTCAAGCGCGGCGGCATTGGGTGACATCCCCCGTGTCGCATCAATTGACGAGGATCTGGCCGAAACTGAACTGACGCTTGCCACCCTGCTTGCCGCTAACGACTGAGTAACGCGCGATGCTTGTCTTTTGGCTGGCAACCGGCGTCCTTGGCAAGCAAAGCGGCGGCATCACGGTCGCGTTTCAACCTGGCGCATTCCAGCCCGACGCTTGGCAGACTGAGGCCCTAGCGGCTGGCGGTGCAATATCCGGTTCAACGTCACTGACGTTCTCGCTAGCCGGTGCTGTTACAGGCGGCGCAGCGGTTGACGGCGCGTCAAGCCTGACGTTCACGACGACCGGAGACCTTACCGGGTCTGGCGGTGCAGGCGCTAACATCGAAGGCGCAACGTCAATCACCTTCTCGCCAGCGGCTACGCTGCTGGGAGATGGCCCGCTTCTGGGTGCGTCAACACTAACCTTCTCGCCAGCGGCGTCCCTGATCGGGGATGGCCCGCTTCTCGGCGCGTCTAGCCTGACGTTCACGCCAGCCGCTACGGCGTTTGGTGGCGGGCTGATCGAAGCGGCATCGTCACTGACGTTCACCCCGGCTGGCGACCTGACCGGAAGCGGCTCGGGCGGTGATATTGTCGGCTCAACATCGCTGACCTTTACCACGACCGCCACGGCGTCCACGGCGGCACAGATTGACGGCGCATCGTCGCTCACATTCACCCCGGCTGGGGATGCGTTCGGCGGCGGGCTTGTTAGCGCTGCATCGTCACTGACATTCGCGACATCGGGCGACCTGACCGGGTCTGGCTCGTCTGTCGCAGACATCGAAGGCTCGACATCGCTGACGTTCGCCGCGTCTGCGCTGCTGTCCGGTGAAACATACATCGAAGGCGCAACGTCGCTCACGTTCGAGGTTGTGGCTAACAACGCTGCACCGATCACAGTCCGACGCGGTGATGATGCCGGGTTCAGAACGTCTGGCCAGTCTCGCAAGTTCTTCTACACGAAGCAAATCAAGGAACTGGAACGCGCTGCCGTCAGGCTCACAAGGCCCGACAAGACGCGAACCAAAAAAGCCGCTGCAATCGTCGCGGAATTCGACCCGATAGCGCTGCCATCGCTGGTGTCGCCGACCGCTATTGCAGACTTGCAAGATGCGATTGCCCAATTCAGATCCAGCGACATGGACGCGGCGGAACTGCGTGACCTGGTGCTTGCACAGGCAGAGACAATCAGGCGTCGGGTTCGGCGTCGCAACGAAGAGGCAGCCCTTGTGCTGTTGTTGGCTGCATGAACGCCAAGGACCGCGCATCGCTGGCAGAGCAGATTGTCAGCAACCCACTGCTTGAAGTGGTGCTGAACGAACTGGAACACGACGCAATCGAACGCGGCATTTATGCCCCGCCGAATGACCACGAAACACGGCAGTCAGCAATGGCAGAGGCCCGTGCCGTAAGAGCTTTCCGGTCGAACCTTGCAGCATCCCTGCGAGACAATCGACCGACGAAAGGCGCACCCGTCTAATCGGGGCGTCCACACTAACGCCGAAAGGCAACCCCAGACATGGTAAGCGAAAACGACAACCTGCCCACGGGCGGGACCGATAACGCGCAACCCTCGACCGCAAGCGATACCTCGGAAAGCTGGGACTACTTCGACCCTGATGAAGATCAGGACAACGGAGAAGCCCCAACGGAAACCGAGACCGATGGTGAGACGGATGAGGCCGCTGCGAGCGACCAAGAGGCCGAAGTCAGTGACGACGACGACGAGACCGAGACTGCCGAAGCGCGCGACAAGGACGCCAAGCCAGCCAAGGTTGATGACACCGTTATCGTTGAGTTGCAGTCAGGCGAAAAGGTTCCTTTGTCGGAACTGAAAAACGGCTACCTGCGACAAGCCGACTACAGCCGCAAGACGCAAGAGACGAGCAACTATCGTCGAGCCGTCGAAGCGGAAGCCAATCAGCTACAGGCTATTACGAACACCTTTACCGAATATCTTGCGCAGAACATTCCGGAAGCACCAAGCCCCAGTCTGGCCTATTCAGATCCGGGCCGCTTTACCGCGATGAAGGCCACCCATGATGCGGCAGTCGCTCAGATTGAGCAGCTTGTCAGAATGGGTGCCGAAGCTGCCAAAACCGCCAAGACAGTTGAAAACACTGGTCTCCGTGAGGAAGTGCTGAGGCAGGAAAACGAGGCTCTGGCAGCCGCGTTCCCTGAAACGCGCGACCGTGCGGGGCGTGAAAAGTTCTTCAACAATATTTATCAGGCGGCGCAGGAACTCGGTGTTTCTTCGCAGGAATTGTCTGCCGTCACGGACCATCGCTTTTTCGCGGCGCTGCACTTCGCAGCCATCGGAAAGCGGGCCTTAGCGGCACGTTCCAAGGCGCAAGAGAAGGTGAAGGACGTGCCACCCGTCGCCGCTCCAAAGCGGACCAAGGCGGCACCAACGTCCAACAATCGTGATGCCATGGCGAAGCTGGCTCGATCCGGATCGATCCGCGACGCAATGCGGATTGATTTTGACTGACCCTCATCATCATCCCCCGAAAGGACTATCACAATGGCTATCGTTGCAAACACCTTCCAGAGCACGTCTGCGAAGGCCAATCGCGAAGAACTGTCTGACGTTATCAGCCGCATCACGCCGGAAGATACCCCGATCTATTCCATGATCGAAAAGGTGTCTTTCGATACCACTCACCCTGAATGGCTGGTGGATGATCTGGCAGCCCCAGTCGCCAACATCCAGCTTGAAGGTGATGAATACACCTTCGGTGCGACCAGCGCTGCCGTTCGTCTCGGCTCCTACACCCAGATCATGCGCAAGGATGGCGTCATCTCTGGCACGCAGGATGCCACCAACAACGCCGGCAACGTCGAGCAGGTGAAGTATCAGAAGCTCAAGAAGGGCGTCGAGCTTCGCAAGGATACCGAGTTCGCCATCGTTGACACCAACGCACAGGTGGCAGGCGCTACCCGTGAATTCGGCTCGCTCAACACCTGGATCACGTCGAACGTCTCGCGCGGTGCGACCGGCGCTAACGGCGGATACAATACCGGCACCGGCCTTACAGCCGCTCCGACCAACGGCACCCAGCGCGCCTTTACCAAGGTGCTCATGGATACCGTCATGCAGTCAGGCTACACGAACGGAGCGAATTTCCGCCATGTGTTCACCTCGCCTTACGTGAAGTCGGTGTTCGTCACCTTCATGTCGGATACCAACGTCGCGGCCTTCCGCTACGCTGCATCCACCGGCAAGAACAACAGCATCATTGCCAATGCTGATGTTTACGAAGGCCCGTTCGGCAAGGTCATGATCCACCCCAACCGCGTGATGGCAGGCTCGGCTACGCTGGCCCGTAACGTGTTCTTTGTGGACCCCGAGTTCCTTCAGTTCGGCTGGTTCCGCAAGATCAAGGAGGACAAGGAAGTTGCCAAGACCGGCGACGCCAAGAAGTTCGTCCTGATCGGTGAAGGCGCTCTCAAGGTCAAGAATGAAAAGGGTCTTGGCGTCTGTGCTGACGTGTTCGGCCTCACATCATCGACCTGATGCCTTGGCGAAAAGGCGTTCCACGCAAACCACAGGGGGCGGCAGCAATGCCGCCCCTTTCCATTTCACCCAAACCAGACGAGGCCATTGTGGCAGATACCAAATCCCCCGCACCCGCTGCCGTTAGTTCGGTCAAGGTCAAGGTCATTCGCGACTTCTGGCGCGAGGAAAAGCCGGACGGCACCGAGGACCGCGTTGTTGCCGGTTCGATCATCGAAGTGTCGGTTGATGCTGCCTTTGACGGCATCGAAGCCGGCATGTTTGAGCGGCACAAGGGCGGCTGACATGCAGATCAAGGATGGTGATTGGACCTTGCATGATTGGGAGCCAAAGCTGGGCCGGCAGGTCTGGCGACGTGAGAACCCAGACGGCACACTCACCTTCCGGACAGATTACGAAGTCGAGCCGACCATTGATATCAACACGGCTCAGCGGAACATGGCAGCGCCAGGATGGTCGGGCGACTATCACCACGTCGCGTCAATCCCGCTCAACGTCCTTTACGATAGCGGCATGGCGCAGGCCCATACGGAAGGCGATACCGCCTTTGTGTCACGCTGGCTTAATGACAGCGATAACAAGGCGTGGCGGACAAAGGATGGGACCGTATGAGCGCTTTTGCGGACTATCTGGATCTTCGGCTAGCCGTCTCGGAGCATGTCGGCAATCGTGCCATTAGCGACGTGTTCCCTCGCTTGGTGAAGATGGCCGAGGCGACGTTGAACAAGAAGCTGCGCACCCGGCAGCAGATCACCAACGGGACGTTGACCTTCACCGATGGCGTTGCGCCTTTGCCGGCTGATTGCCTTGAAATCATCTCACTGTTTTTCAACCCCACAACGACCATGCGGGCGGGTTCAATCGTTGATACGCGCGACACTGCATCCGGTGATGACGCCTACGCTGTCTCGGGTTCAAATGTGCTGGTTTACGGCGCAACCGGAACGCGGTCTGTCATCTACTTCGCAGCCATCCCGACGCTGACGACATCAACCACCACAAGCAACTGGCTTCTGGCTGCCCATCCGCAGGTTTACCTATACGCGGTCGGGTTCGAGGCTGCGAAGTTCCTGCGTGATCCTGAGTTGGCCGCAATGACCGACCAGCTATTTGCCGGCGCATTGAATGACATGCTGATTAATGACGAGCGGGACCGTTGGGCTAATGGCATCGTGCGGCAGAGGACAATCACACCATGACGCTGCTCACGATAGCCCAAGACGTTGCCCGCAACACGGCTTTAGACGTTCCGGCGACTGCTGGCGGTTCGACCGCGCGCGAGATTGTCAATATCGTCCAGTTCATCAATGATACCGGGCTTGATGTTGCAAGGCGCGTGGATTGGGGCGCGCTGCGGCAGACAACGACCGTGACAGGCACGGGCGCGCTGGTGGCCCATGCCCTGCCTACGGGCTTCTCGCGCCTGATAAACGGCAATGCGGTGAACGCTGGCGGTGTTCCGGTTCGTGGTGGCCTGTCGCCTGATGAATGGGCATCGTTGACCCCTATCGAGGGAACGCCACGGTTCTTCCGGCTTGTCGGTTCAACCATCAGCTTCTACCCATTCCTTGCCAATGCCGCAACGGCAAGCGTGACGGTGCAGACCTTGAATTGGGCATCGAACGGCACCAGCCGCATGAGTGTTGATGCCGAGACAGCGCTATTCCCCGAGGACTTGCTTGTGAAGGGCGCTATCTGGCGTCAACGTCGCCATGTCGGGCAGGACTTCGCCGACCAGATGGCCGAATTTGAAGCGGCCTTGGCTGATTACGCAGCCTATGACGCGCGGGATCGTTCCCCATGATCCGGCCCGCAAGAGGTCAGGTTAGGCCAACGGCAGCCCGACCGGCAGCGATGAAGGCCAAGACATTCCCCGCACCACGTAGGGGCTGGGTGCTGTCCGAAAATTACGCCATTCAGTCACCTGAAACGGCACTGACCCTAGACAATTGGTTCCCCACCACAACCGGCATCCGAGTGCGAGGTGGACGCGCCAAGAGTGCTACGTTGGCTGGCGCTATCCCGGTGCGGTCCATGTGGGAATATATCGGGGCAGGTGGGCGCAAGCGGTTCGCCGCTGATCTCGACAAGGTCTATGACATCACGACGCCTTCCACGCCGACAACGCCAATCTCGGCAACCGTGACAGGCAGGACATCGGGCTACTATTCAACGCTTCAAATGACGACCACGGGCGGGATTTATCAATACTGCTTTAACGGCACGAACAGCCCGCTTTTGTATGACGGCACCAGCTTCACACCGATTACGGGCGTTTCAACCCCGGCAATCACGGGCGTGACGACTTCGCTTCTGTCTCAGGGCTGGGTTTATTCCAATCGGATCTTCATGGTTCAGGGCGGTACCCAGACGGCGTGGTTCCTGCCCGTGGATAGCGTCGGTGGTGCGGCTCAGGACATATCGCTTGCCGGCGTGTTCCAGGATGGTGGCGCATTGCTGTTCGGCGCTACATGGTCGCTGGATGCCGGCGATGGCACAAACCAGAAATGCGTGTTCGTCTCCACGACTGGCGAGGTGGCAATCTATCAAGGCACCGACCCTTCCGACCCGACCAAGTGGTCAATCCAAGGCGTCTATAACATCAGCCGACCTCTTGGCATGAAAGCCATCATGCAGGCTGGCGGTGACTTGCTCATTGCGACTGAAGAAGGCGTCATTGCCCTGTCGGAAGCCGTCAGCAAGGACAGCGCGGCGTTGTCATTGTCGGCAGTGTCTCGCGCGATTGAACCGGAATGGCGCAAGGAAGCCAAGGACCGGGTTTCGCTGCCATTCGAGATCCTGAAATGGTCAGCCAATTCGATGATGGTTGTGTCCCTGCCTCCCGTTACCGGGCTGGATGACATTTGCTTCGTTTGTAATATCCAGACGGGCGCATGGGCGCGGTTCACCAACTGGCAGACCCGGTGCATGTCGCTTTTCAATGGCCGTGGCTATTTCGGCGCGAACGATGGCTGCATCTACGAAATGGAATCGGGCGGTTCTGACGATGGCACGCCCTACACGGCAGCCTACAGCGGGGCGTTCGACCATCTGGACGCACCGGGCGTAACCAAGACAATCACGATGGCCAGAACCATCTTCAAGGCTGCAACCCCAATCATCGCCAAAGTGAGCGGCTCAACCGATTACGCCGAGACATTGCCTAGCGCGCCGTCATCACCTGCGAACTTCCTGACCTCGGAATGGGATAGCGGGTTATGGGACAGCGCCTTGTGGGACACGTCCAACATCAAGGCGTCTTACAAAACCGGCTGGGTTGGCATCGGTGAAACCGGGTTTTCATTCGCTCCACAGGTTCAAGTCACCTACGGCGTCACGCCATTGCCTCGCGTTGAACTGGTGGCGTTCGACATCGCCTATGAACAGGGCGGGCTAATCGTCTGATGCAAATCGTCTGGGCGCAGGGCGCGGAAAGCGAGTTCAATCACGCTTTGGCCGGCTGGCTGTCCGACCAGATTTACGGCGACGAGCGACAGCTTAAAACGCCGAACCTGTGTTTCGGTGTGTTCAAGGGCCAGAAGCTTAAAGGCGCGGTGGCGTTCCACGACTGGAACCCGCGACATGGAACTATCGAATTTTCAGCGGCAAGCGGTGACGAAAGCTGGCTTTCGCGAATGGTTATCCGTGAGATTGCCCGATACGCATTCGACGAGTTGGGGTGTCAGCTTCTGGTCACTCAGAACGACCCCGAAGATACCCGCGTTATTCGCATCATCAAGTCACTTGGCTTTGACCAAATCCTGATCCCGAACCTACGGGGCAAGGGCAAGGCCGGTTCATTCATGACGCTGACGGTTGAGCAGCGCGACGCATCCAGATTTATCAGGAGAAGCTAACCATGGGTGGTTCATCCCCTCCGCCTCCGACACCTCCCAAGGAGACATCGGCGGCCCAGACCGGCGCGAATATCAGCACCGCCATTGCCAACAATTTTATGAGCAATGCCAACCTGATCGGCGCGGATGGTTCGACCCAGATGACGAACCAGACCGGAACTTACCAGTTCACGGACCCATACACCGGCCAGTCCTATGACATCCCGACGTTCACGCGAACGGAAAGCCTGTCACCCGTCAGGCAGCAGACCCTTGCGCAGAACAATCAAGCGAACCTGAACCTTGCCACGCTCGGCGCGAACACAAGCCGCGACCTGATCGGCAACATGCAGAAGCAATTGACAGCGGCAGACCTCGGCCCGCGTCCCGAGTTGGGCCAGCTTCGCACCAGCTATGACACCGAGTTCACAGCCGACCGGCAGCGCACGGAAGATGCCTTGTTTTCGCGCATCAACCCGAAGCTTCAGCAGGACCGGGCAGCCCTTGAGACGCAGCTTTCAAATCAAGGCATCAAGCTCGGCTCGTCTGGCTATGACCGGGCAATGAGTAACTTCGGGCAGCAGTCGAATGATGCTCGAATGGCTGCTATCCTGGCTTCGGGTCAGGAACAGTCCCGCCTTGCGGATCTGGCCCGTCAGTCGGCAGGCTTTGGCAACAGCGCCATGATGGACCAATACAACGCCGGCCTGTCAGGCAGGGCGCAGACCATGCAGGAAGCGTTCGCGCTGGACAACCAGCCCATCAACAAGGCGATGGCGCTTGCAAGCGGCACGCAGGTGGCAATGCCGCAGTTTCAAGCATTCAATTCGTCGCGCATTCCAACGACTGACAACGCCGGCATCATCAACAACTACGATGCGCAGCAGTTCCAGCGCTGGCAGGCTGAAGAGCAGCAAAATCAGCGCATGATGGGCGGGCTGATGGGCCTTGGTGGCTCGGCCTTGAGCCTGTTCCGGTTTTCGGACGAGCGGCTGAAAGAGGACATCGAGCCGGTCGGCACGCTCAAGGGCCACAAGCTTTACGAATATACGATGAAAGACAGCGGCGAAAAGCAAATCGGCGTCATGGCGCAGGAAGTGCGCAAAAAGCGCCCTGATGCAGTCAAGAAGGACCCCGAGAGCGGCTATCTCAAGGTCAACTACGGCGCACTGTTCAACGCCGGCAAGAAGGGGGCACGCTAATGGCCATCGGTTTCTTTGACGGCCAAAAAGCCGACGCCTCGCCGGAGAGCATCAAGCGCAAGCGTGCGATGATTGCCCAACTGTTGAGCGGTGGGCGCGCTCCCCGCGATGTCGGCGAAGGCTTGCACGCCATCGGGCGAGGTTTACAGGCTGCGGTGCTAGGCTCGCGTGCTGATGCCGCCGAACAAGCCAGCAACGCTTCCTCGGCTGAAGCCATGCGGGGCATCTACAGCGGCTTCGGCTCGCCCATGGCATCGGCTGGAAATCCGGTCGCGACGGGATCGGGCGCAACGCGGGTTGTCGCCGCGCCGGAACAGTTTGCGCAATTGTTCGCAGAGAATGAAGCCAAGCATAGCTTGCCGCAAGGCTATCTTGCGCGGGCAGCCCAGATTGAAAGCAATTTTAACCCGAGCGCCAAAAACCCCAATTCGTCGGCGGGCGGAATATTCCAGTTTATCGATAGCACAGCACGGCAATATGGCTTGCGAAACAGGTTCGACCCCGTAGAGGCAACGGCGGCGGCGGCACGCTTGGCGGCAGATAACCGTGATTTCCTTGCGCGTCGCCTTGGCCGTGAGCCGAGTGCTGGCGAGCTTTATCTTGCGCATCAGCAGGGCGCGGGCGGTGCGGCAAAGCTTCTGGCGAACCCCGACGCGCTTGCATCATCGGTTGTCGGCAATGCCGCAGCTCGCCTTAATCGAGGGGCAGGCATGACGGCTGGCGCATTCGCGAACCAGTGGATTAACAAATTCGGCACGCCGGTTGTGCGTCCCGGCCCCGGCGCTACACCGATGCCGCTTCAAACAGCATCAGCCGGCCCACAGTCCAACGATGCGCAGATGCAGGACGGCGCTGGCGAATTGCAGGCTGGCGGGTCTGGTCTGATGGCCGAACCCGCTGTCTATCGTGGCCAGCTTAACGATGTGCCATCTGGTGATTTGATGCAGCGCGGCCCAATGCCGGCACTTCCACCGGGCTTTGATCTGTCAAGCTTGGTGATGCCTGCCGGTCAGCCTTCGGGCGCAATGGGGCAGGGCATCGCCGACAACGAAGAACAGACGCGCATCATGGAAGCGCAAATGGCGGCGGAACAGGGCCTGCCCTACGCCGGCAATGAACCCGGCCAGTTCAATAGCATGTTCTCGCCTGACCTTATGGGCGGCGGGCTTAACCCGTTTGTGCCTCGCGATATGGTCCAGCCAGAGGACGCCATCGCACAAGCCCCAGTCCCGATGCCGCCTCAAATGGATCGCGCAACCTTCGATCAGGTGACAGCCGGCCTTCCACAACGCGCACCGGCTTTTGCAGGGCAGGGCCTTGCGCCATCATGGGCGGGTGACCCCGACAAGCTAGCTCCAGGTGCCGAACAAGCGTCTTTCGTTATCCCTGCACGCGACACGGTGGCACTGCCAGCCGCGAACAACCGGCCTCCACAATCCCCATTCGTGCCACCAGCCATGCGCGCACCTTTGCCGGTTGACATGGGCGGCGAGAACAGCGGCGGCAGTGCGATGCAGTTCATCGAAAGCGAATTTGCACGCCGTGAAGGCAGGCCAGATCCGCGCACGGCAATGGGTGCTCCGCAGGGCTATAACCCATTCGTTCAACAGCCCACACAAGCCCCACAGATGCCCGCTGGCGGCGGTTCTGTTCAAGGCGTATCGCAGGGCGATACAATGGCGGGCGGCGCTGCACAGGCCCCGGCACAGGCCAGCAACCGGATTGCCGAACTTGCATCAATTGCAGGCAACCCCATGGTTCGCCCTGAAGTCCGTCAGCTAGCCATGGCGGAAATCCAGACGGAACGTGCAAGGGCGCAGGCGGAAGCAGACCGGGTGCGGACGCAGGCACAGAACAATGATACCGCTGATGCGCTCAAAATTGATCGGCGACTGGGTGGTGTTGCGCCTGCCGTGGCGGCGGCTGCAAAAGCCAACTTTGACCGCAAGTTCGGGCAGGCAAAGCGTTCATTGCAGCCGGTGTATGGGACCGACGCACAAGGCAATACGGTAGTGCTTCAACTTGGCGATGATGGGACGGTTGTTCAGCCGCAATTGCCAAAAGACGTCAAGATTGCGACTGGCGTTGATAAGGTGGATACAGGAACCGAGTTCGTCTTTATGGACAAGCGAACCGGCGCTGTTGTCGGACGCCAGCCCAAGGATGTCGCAGGCGCAGAACGTGCCAAGGTCATCGGCAAGGATCAGGGTGAGGGCGTTACCAACGCACCTGCCGCACTTGCAACGGCTGACCAGACCCTTGCGGCGATTGATGGCGTTTTGAATGACAAAAACCTTGGCTGGGCAACGGGTGCACCGGGTATCGTAACCCGCAACGTTCCCGGCACCCCGACTTTCGGCACCGGTCAGCGCATTGAGCAGTTGCAGGGCAGAGCGTTCTTGCAAGCCTTTGAAAGCCTCAAGGGCGGTGGCGCTATTACTGAGATTGAAGGCCAGAAGGCAACGCAGGCTATCGCGCGCCTTAACGCTCGGCAGTCCGAAAAGGATTTCCGAGAGGCGTTGAAAGAACTTCGGGACATCGTTGCGACCGGACGCGCTAGGGCGGCGGCGAAGGCAGAGCAGGGCGGCGGGCAACCGTCGCCGCAGGCTGGACAGGCATCAGCCGCCCTACAGAATGCGCGCAAAGCCATTGCCGATGGCGCACCTCGCCAAGCCGTTATTGACCGACTGCGCCAAGCCGGCATTGATCCAGGAGGTCTTTGATGGACTTTTCAGACCTGATCCCAAAGCAGACCGGCAACCCCAATCTGTCGTTTGATGACCTGATCCCGCAACAACCACAACAGCCGGCACCAGATGCGCCATGGTATGCCAAGCTTGGCGGCGCGGCTGATGACATCGTGCGGCTTGCTGCGAATGCTGTCACTCTTGGCGGCGCTGATCGGTTTGCGGGTTATATGTCTGGCAGCGGGCAGAAGGCTGAGGAAGCAAAGACCAAAGAGGCATCAGACCGCGCCGGATGGGCTGGCACAGTTGCGGAAATTGGCGGCGCAATGCTTCCGGCTGGCGCTGCCGTTGGCTTGGGTGGTGCGGCTGCAAGGTATGCCGCTCCCTCGATTGCGGCGAATGCTAATCTTGCTTTGCGCACGGCTGGCCTTGCAGGTGTCGGCGCTGGTCTGGGCGCTGCGGAAGCTGGCATCAAAGGCAATGACGTTGGGATGGGCGCACTTATCGGCGGCGCTGCCGGTGGCGTTGGGTCTCTTGCGGGTGAAGCAATTTCCAAAGGCATTGGCAAAGTTGCCGGCGCATTTAATAAACAGCCTAAAGTCCCAACGATTGACGAGCTAAACGCCGCAAAAAATGCCGCGTATCAGGCTGCTGATAATGCTGGCGTCATCTTCACACCGAATGCCGTCAACCGCGTTAAAGGTGATATAGTTTCATCGTTAACAAAGATTGGATACGATCCTGCATTGCAACCTGGAGCCGCGCCTGTTGTGAGGCGTCTGCTGGATCTTGATGGCCAGAACGTCACGTTCACCGGGCTGGACACGCTGCGCAAGGTTGCAAATAACGGATACATCCCCGGCAACAAATCAAATAATGCTGCCGTTTCAAGTATCGTTCGTGCCATTGACGATATGACGACCAACCCGCGCGCAGCTGATGTTCTGACCGGCGATGCAACAACTGCGGGAAAGATTATCAAGGATGCCCGCGACCTTGCTGCGCGATCTGCCAAGGCTGAACAAGTTGAATATGCCGTCAAATCAGCGGCCAATCGTGCGGCATCAACAGGTTCTGGCGGCAATGCTGACAACGCTACACGCCAGAACATTCGCAAGATGCTTGAACGCGGGCGAGGTTTTACGGCTGACGAAAAGGCCGCAATGCAACAAGTTATTGAGGGGACGACTGGTCAGAATGCGCTTCGACTTGCTGGCAAACTTTCGCCGCAAGGCAATGGCCTGATGCTGGCGCTACAAGCCGGCGCGGCGGGCGCTTCTGGAGGTATGACCGTCCCGCTGGCAGTTGCCGGGGGCGCGGCGAAATGGGCTGCTGATCGCGGGACGCGCACTTCGGTTGATGAACTGTCCCGCATTATCCGTGCAGGCGGTTCACGCGCTGCGACGCAGGCTCCGCCTAATGCCGTTCAACGCCTTGCCCAATCGGAAAAAGACCGACTGATGAGGCTCATCATGTCCGGTGGACTTGTTTCCGCGAACTGACAACAGCCACCAAGCCAAAGCCCCGACTAAAACCATAGCCACGGCATCCCCAAAATAGAACGGCGGCAGGCTTTCCTTGCCGCCGATCACTAACGCAACCGCGATGGCAAACGTCGCGCCAAGTTGCGGCCCAGACATGTTCTTAAACATCAGACCTCACAGCCCGCCCTAACCGGCGGGTTTTTTCGTTGAAAGGACACCCCATGCCTCGAAACGGCGGCGGTATATATAGCAAGGGCAGCCCCAGCGTTGTCTCTGGAACCACCATCCAGAGCGCGGCTTATAACACCACGATAGACGATCTTGTGACGGATGCCAATGCAGCCCGTCCCGTGTCTGCTGGTGGCACTGGTGCGGCCAATGCGGCGGATGCGCGGACCAACCTCGGCATCAGCGCGACGAACACGCCATTCACCCCGGCTGGCAACATCGCGGCGACGAACACCCAATCGGCTATTGCTGAACTGGACACCGAAAAGGCGGCGCTTGCAGGTTCATCGGCTCAGGTGTTTTCAGTCGCAGCGGCCACGGTTGCTGACCACGCGGTGAGCCGGTCCTTTGGTGACGCCCGCTATCTCGGCGACACCTACCGCAACCGCATCATCAACCCCGCCATGCAGATCAGCCAAGAGCGTGGCACGACGCTTGTCGATGTGACGACTGGCACGGCTTACACCGTGGACCAGTGGCAGGCGTCTTTGAGCACGACACCGGGCGGAACATTGCGGGCGCAGCAAGTCGCGAGCGCAACACCGGGCGGCTCACCATTTCGATTGAGGCTCACAGCACAAGCGGCAGATGCCACCATTGCGGCGGGCGATATTTACAGCTTGCAACAACCAATTGAAGGCCAGATGATTGCCGATGCGCGGTTCGGCACGGCATCCGCGCGGCAAATTGTTATCCGGTTCGGTGTCCGGTCCAGCCTTGCCGGCACGTTCGGCGTGTCTCTGCGAAACAGCGCAGTCAACCGCTCCTATGTAACAACCATTACAATTGCAGGCGGCGAAATCAACACAGACCTCGTTCGCACGATTGTCATTCCCGGCGATGCGTCTGGAACATGGCTGACCGATACCGGCATTGGGTTAACCCTGCAAATTACACTCTCAGCCGGCACGACATGGCAAGGCACTGCCGGCTCATGGCAGGGATCCAATATCGCGACCACATCCGGCCAGACCAACTTCATGGGAACAGCATCCGCCACGTTCGAGCTATTCGACGTTGGTTTGTATGTGGACCCGCTGAACATCGGTGCAGCACCAGCATGGGAATTGCCTGCATGGGATGCCGATTTGCGGGCGTGTCAGCGGTATTGGGAAAAGAGCTATTCATACGGAACTGCTCCCGGCACAGCGACTTTTGACGGCGCAGCACGCGGCCCTTGCCAATCAGGCGGGTTGAATATTGCGATTGTGCCAATTGTTTACGCCGAAAAGCGCATTGTGCCAGTTTACACTGTTTATAATCCGCAAACTGGCACATCAGGGCAAATGGTTGACGGCGGCCTAACTAATTCCGGCACTCTCTTATCAACAAGCGGAATAAAATCTGCCAGCTTTTCTAACAGCGGCACGGCACTAGGTGCCAACTCGACTGCATCAATGCAGTGGGTTGCAAGCGCGAGGTTCTGATATGTTTATCGCATTCGCATCCATGGCAGCGCTCGCACTCATCAACGCCGTTCGCGGCTCCGGTCTTGGCTGGCTTCGGCCCGTTGTCGGCGCTGCCGCTGGTCTGGCCTCGTGGTTCGCAGGCTCGCCCATCATCACGGCGGCTATCGTTGCCGGTGGCCTCTGGCTTTGGCTGACGCAGCCGTGGGGGCGGTGGTACACGCTCGGGCAGGTTGA